TAACCTTTATGCTTGATGATTTAACATCCCTACCCACTGGCAAACCCGAAATTGTAAAACCTGAAGTCGAGAAAGATAAGCGGCGTTATACGATTATCCCATTCCGAGCGATACAAGATAAAAAACTTACTCACAGGCAATTAATAGCCTTGATGATTGTATGCTCGTACACTGACAGGCAGGGCAACTTCTGGCCTGGTGTTTATAGACTCGCTAAAGATATGGGCGTTAGCCAGCAAACAATGACTGCACATATCCAGAAATTGACTGAAAAAGGCTACTTAAAAACAATAAACGGTAAGTATAAACCTGGAGAAAAAGCCAAAAAAAGAGCGGTTATCTATGATGTGGACAACCCACCCATTGAGGAAAACTGGAGAGAACAACAAGAAGAAAAGGAAGCAAAGAGCGAACAGCTAATTGAAAGTAAGCCAGCTGTGCAACCGGAACCGCTGCAAAAACAGGATTTACAAGCTGTTTTCAAGGTGTGGAAAGCGGCAGTTAACAAGCGCTTCCCTGAAGCGCCTGTAACCTACAACGAGACAGACCTCAAATTAATAGCCCGCCACCCTCTGGAAGAAGTGAAAAAAATAGCCCCACAGGCCTTAAAAGCGTGCCGTGTCGCGCCTTCAAGTTGTAGGCTTTTAATTCGTTATTTGGAAAAGTGACCTTACCCCTCCCCCGCCCCGGTGGAGTATCGAGGGGGATGTCACGCAAAATTTTTCAGCCCAACAGCCTAAAGGTATTAAACGATGACTAACAAAAGAAAACCTAAACAGAAAAACGTCATAGAGTCTCTAAACGGGTACGGGGGTGTGCCAGATAACAAGTTACGCAAAGCCCAACAGATGAAAAGTGCAACGATCAAGGCTTATCGGGAACAGATTGCAGCGGAAATGATTGCCATGTCTTTAACGTCCGTGAAGGACATTATGAGTTGGGATGATGAGGGTAACGTGTTTCTTAAAGCGAGTAAGGATATACCGGAATACGCGCACCGGGCGATAAAGAAGGTGGTCAGCACCAAACGGGCTGATGGGACAACAACAACAAGTGTGGAGTTACACGATAAGGTGAGGACATTACAGACAATGGCACAGGCAGCGGGGTTGTTGGACTCTGAGGCTAACGCTGACAAACCTAGTGTGATCGGGTTTACGGTTAATGCTCCGGTTCAGGAGGTGGAGGATGACGGATGAGATACCTGGTGTAAAGGTTGATTTAACGTCCAGTCCGGTTGCTTTTAATTTCTTGAATGATAAAAGTTTTGTGTCCGGTATTATGGGTGCGGTGGGTAGCGGTAAGAGTTACGTGTCCTGTTTGAAGGTGATGAAGATCGCGCTGGAGCAGAAACCAGCGGTTGATAATGTGCGCTACAGCCGGTTTGTTATTGTCAGGAACTCGTACCCTGAATTGAAAACGACAACGATCAAGACGTGGACGGATATTTTTCCAGAAAATACGTTTGGGCCATTAAAGTGGACGCCGCCCATCACGCATCACATTAAACTGCCACCGCGTAAAGGTGCGGCTGGGGTGGATTGTGAGGTGATTTTTATGGCGCTTGACCAGCCAAAGGATGTGAGGAAGCTGTTGTCTTTGGAGTTGACTGGTGCTTTTGTGAACGAGGCGCGGGAGTTGCCAAAAGCGGTGATTGACGGGCTGACACACAGGGTCGGGCGCTATCCTGCCAAGCGTAATGGTGGGGCTACCTGGCATGGGATATGGATGGATACTAACCCAATGGATGATGACCATTGGTGGTTCAGGTTAGCCGAGAAAGAGCCGGTCAGGGGCAAGTTTGCGTGGAGTTTCCACCACCAGCCTGAAGGGGTATTAGAGGTTCCTGTCAGTGAATTACCCGAAAACCCGGAAGCGAATGATCATGCACATGCAGCGGGGAGGTGGTGGAAGATAAACCTCAAAGCGGAGAACCTGAAGAACCTGCCAGCGGGGTATTACTTACAGCAGTTGGCAGGTAAGAATCTGGATTGGATACGTTGTTACGCGCAGGGGCGTTATACTTATGTGCAGGAAGGCAGGCCGGTGTGGCCTGAGTATGACGACCACATTATGTCGAGTGATGATATTGCTCCTGACCCTACCGCGCCGATACAGGTTGGGTTGGACTTTGGATTGACACCAGCTGCGGTGTTCGGGCAACGGCACACCTCGGGGCAGTGGCGGGTGTTTGATGAGATCGTGACGTTTGATATGGGCCTTGAGCGGTTTGGTCAGGAGTTGATTACCAAGTTGCAGGTAAGTTTTCCGGGTTATGAGGTGATCGTGTGGGGCGACCCGGCGGGGTTACAGCGTGACGCGATCTATGAGACAACGGCGTTTGAGTATTTGAGGACAATCGGGCTGAACGCGCAAGCCGCACCAACGAATAATTTTCAGGCAAGACGCGAGGCAAGCGCCGCGCCTATGTCCCGGATGGTGATGGGCAAGCCGGGGTTGTTGGTGCATAAGCGTTGCAAGCTGGTGAGAAAGGCTTTGGGTGGGGGGTATCACTTTAAGCGTGTTGCGGTAGGGGCCGGGCAGGAAAGGTTTAAGGATACGCCTAACAAGAATGAACATTCACACGTTGGGGATGCCTACGGGTATTTGATGTGTGGTGGTGGGGAATATCGTAACATGACACGTAAAAATACCATGTCTCACAGCAAGACGTTCGTTACGCAGTCGCTAGTGAACGCGGATTTTGATGTGTTTGGATGAACGCGCTGGATTTTAATTTACAGTTTAATGCGCCTCCTGGGGTGGTTTTTCTGCCTTTTACCCCGGAGCATTTAGGTAATATGCTTTTGGCCCAACCGGATTTGGCAGCAGCAACCCCCGACATGCTACGTCAACGCATTTTATGTCAGGCCAGTAGTGCTAATGCAATAACAGTGAGGAAAGAGGGTGTTACGTTGGGGATATGGGGATCGAATGTGATCTGGCCCGGGCTTGAAGAAGCGTGGTTTATTGTGGATGAGGCTTGCAGGGCGTACCCCAAAAGCATGACGCGAGTGGCGAAAATGTGGTTAGCAGACAGATTTGACAGCCATGGGGCGCATAGGGTACAGATAACGACTAGGAAAACAGACAAAAGAGCCTATAATTGGGCTAAAGTTCTAGGGTTCCAGCCGGAGGGAGTACTTACTAACTTCGGGTGGGACAAAAGTGATTATTACATGATGGCAAAGGTGAAATGATGGGTGGTTTATTTGGTGGTGGTGGTAGCGGCGATAATGGCGCAGCACAAAGGCAACTGGATTTACAGGAAAAACAAATGAAAGAGCAGGAAGCCCGGCTGGAACAGCAGGAGGCTGAAGCGGCTTCCAAGTTACAGGCACAAATGAAAGCAAAACGTCGTGGAGCCAGGGCGCTACTCTCACAGGAGCGCGACGATGAACTGGGTATTTCTGACAGCACGTTAGGTTAATGTCTAAAATTTTCCTTCAACGTGAGTCGCACACAACGGCTACACGTCACACGTCTTTAAGTGTTAAAGACGCCGACGATGACCAGGTTCTCGTTGGGAGTGACTACCCCCTGCCTACGCGGTCTAACGGTGCGCTACGGCTCGCTGAAGGTAATTTATTTTCGGTGGGTGGGGTAAACCTTAACAGCGATAAGCTTGCCGATAGTGGTAGTATGTATATCGCCATAGCGTTTGCCTCTAATGTTTACGCGCATATTTATGTGGATGGATTTTGTGGGGGTGATGCTGAAGGCTTTTTTTATGAGGCCGCGCAGGTGTCCGGCGGGACGTCGCTGACCCCACAGCGGTTAAATCGCAGTTCTTCACTTAACAGTAATTCTGCATCACTACTTAACCCGACGGTAACCACAGCAGGTAATCTGATCGGGTCATACCTGTTGTTTGGGGGTGTGGGGAAAAAAGCGATTGGTTCTGACCAGACCAGCCCGGCGTATATCCTCAAGCCATTAACTACCTACTTATTTGAACTTAAAAATGTCAGCGGGTCTGCACAGGCAGCAGAAATGCGTTTGACGTGGTACGAGGAAACCTAATATGCCAGAACCCAAGAAGTTATCGGTTGAAGCGATACTAAAACGCCATAAACTCGCGCAGAACCGTAAAGAGAGTTTTCGCAGTTTGTATGAAGATTGCTACGAGTTCGCCCTGCCCCAACGTAATTTGTACGATGGGTACTACGAGGGCAACTCATCCGGCAACAAGAAAATGAACCGGGTGTTTGATTCAACCGCTATTAGTTCTACCCAACGCTTTGCTAACCGTATGCAGTCCGGTATTTTTCCACCGCAGCGTAAATGGTGCAAGTTAGAACCCGGCAGTGATGTACCGCAAGAACGTAAGATTGAGGTGCAAAAAGCCCTCGACCTGTTCAACGAAAAGATGTTTAGCGTTCTCAAGCAGTCGAATTTTGACATCGCCATTGGTGAATTTTTGCTGGATTTATCTGTGGGCACAGCCGTAATGCTGATACAGCCTGGCGATAATGGTGAACCGATCAACTTTGTGCCGGTACCCCAATATCTCGTCAGTTTTGAAGAAGGGGTCAATGGGCAGGTCGATAATGTGTACCGGCGTATGCGGTTAAAGGGTGAGTCGATTACCCAGCAATGGCCTGATGCCGAGTTACCTGACGATCTGAAACGTATGATAGAGGACAAGCCCACCCAGGAAATTGATCTGGTAGAGGCTACTGTGATGGATTATGAGCGCGGGGATTTCGGGTATCACGTTATCCATGAGAAGTCTAAGTCCGAACTGGTTTACCGCCGCAAGAAGACAAGCCCTTGGGTGGTTAGCCGGTTCATGAAGGTAGCGGGTGAAATCTATGGACGTGGCCCGGTTGTTACCGCGTTACCTGACATTAAGACGCTTAACAAGACCTTAGAGCTATTGCTTAAAAACGCTTCTTTGGCAATCGCAGGGGTATATACCGCTGCCGATGATGGGGTGTTGAACCCACAGACCGTAAGGATTGTACCGGGGGCGGTTATTCCGGTAGCCCGAAACGGTGGGCCACAAGGCGAATCGCTCAAGCCATTGCCTCGCGCCGGTGATTTTAACACCAGTCAGATCATCATTAACGACTTGCGAATGAACATTAAAAAGACGTTACTGGATGAGTCACTGCCCCCCGACAACATGAGCGCACGTTCGGCAACCGAGGTAGTCGAGCGTATGAAGGAACTGGCTCAAAACCTGGGTTCCGCGTTTGGTCGTCTGATTAATGAAACCATGATACCGATTATTACCCGTACCCTTGAGGTGATGGATGATTCGGGCATTATCACATTGCCGTTGAAGGTGGATGGGCTGGAAGTGAAGGTGACACCTACTTCACCACTGGCTACCGCTCAGACAATGGAAGAAGTTAATAACATTATGCAGTTTGCACAGATCGCTCAAAGCCTTGGCCCCGAAGGTCAATTAGCCATTAAAACCTCTGAGTTAATTGACTATGTAGCTGAGAAAATGGGTGTCCCCGGGCGCGTTAGGACAACAATGGAGGAGCGTGAGGAACTCATGCAACAGGCTATGGAGGCCGCGCAACAAGCGCAGCAATTACAGGGCGCACAACCCGGACAAGAACAGGAAATGCCATCCGGGGGTATGCCACAATGAGCGGGTGGGATGATTTAGAAACACCTGCCGTAGCAGAACCCGACCCAAAGCGGAATGATTTGGATATCTGGGTAGCGCGTACTTTTGCTACTGAAGAAGGTAAAAAGGTATTAGCCTGGCTGCGTGAGCAGTATTTAGAGCATCCAGCCTGGCAACCAGGGGCCGAAGCTACATTTGGGTACTGGCGTGAAGGTCAGAACAGTGTGGTTAGGGATTTAGAAACACGTATAGCGAGAATGAAATAATGAGTGAAGAACAAAGCACTGGCCTGTTAGATGGGGTTGAAGTAGAAAACACTGACGAGCAGACAACTAGCGCGGAGCCACAAAACACTATTACCCACAACGCCGACGAGCCGGTTGAAGTAGAGGTCGCACAAAGACCTGAATGGTGGCCTGAGAAATTCTGGAAGAAAGAAGAAAACGAAGCCGATATGGAGTCAATGGCGAAGTCTTATTCTGAACTGGAAAAGAAATTCCGTAATGGCGACCATAAAGCACCGGAAGACTACGACACAGCTATTTTTGATGGATTGGAGCAGGATGACAAGTTAGTAAGTACTTACATAGAATGGGCGCAAAAATATGAAGTAACTCAGGACGCTTTTAATGAACTAGCCGGGTCATTCCTGGAAATCGCTAAAAGCAGTGAACCCCCAACACCTGAAGAAGCGGCTCAGCAGCTTGAAGCAGAAAAATCTAAACTTGGCCCTAACGCGGATAATATGATTAAGTCTATGGCTACCTGGGGTGGCGGGTTTGTCAGCAAAGGTATTTTCTCCCCTGATGACTATCAGGAATTCAAAATAATGGCAGGTACAG